GCTTGACCAGGCGGCGCAGCACCACGTTGGCGCTGTTCATCAGCATCTGCATGCCGCCGACGGTGTCGGGCGCTGCGCCCTTTTCGCCCTGCATGATGGTGGGCACGCCGGTTTCCTGGTCGGCGAGCTCGACGGCCATCTTGATGATGTTGGCCAGCTCTTCCTGGTGTGAGTTGAACTCAAACGTGGCGAACGCCTTGCGCACGTCGTCCATGTCGTCGGTGGCAAACCAGATCTTGCGGCTGCTGAGCTGCCACTGCTTGTCGGCCGGCTGGATGACGTTGGGGTTCATCACGATCTGCGGGCCGCTGGAGACGCCGGCGTTGTCCATCATCTGGCGCCAGGCCGAGTTCAGCACCTTCTGCTGCGAGCGCATGAGGTACGGCACGCCGTAGCCCCAGCAGCTGCCGGCGACCTTTTCCCAGACGTAGAAGTCGTAGGGCAGCTGGCCGTCGTCCAGGGGGTTGAGGAACGCCTTGACGATGGTGCTGTTGATCATCACCACGCACGCGTTGACGGTGCGCAGGATGTCCTTCTCGCCCAGCTTGATGCCGCAGGCCTCGAGGTCCTCGTGGTCGACCTCGCCCCAGTACTCCCACATCTCGTAGGTGTCGCGGGCGATGTCGCGCTGCTCTTCGTTCTCGAGCTCCTGGAACGTGGCGCTGCGCTTGGGGCCTTCTTCCAGGACTTTGCGCAGCTGGCTCTTCATGTAGCCCGGCTGCTTGGCCAGCTCACGCACCTGCTTGACCGTCATCTTCTGGCGCTCGTAGACGCCCTTGCCGTCGTGGATGTTCTCGCCGCAGCCGCTGTCGGGGAACACGTTGCGCGGGTCCACGCGGAAGCTGGCCGGGTTGAGCTCCTCGACCATCACGATCTCGTGGATGGTGTTGCCCTCGAAGTCGGTGCGCGGCTGCCAGGCTTTGCGCGTGCGGTTGGTGACGATCGGACCCTTGATCACGCCGGTGCCCAGCACCGCCGCGTCGTGGATCATCTTGCGCAGCTCGCTGTTGTAGTCGCACTCGATCAGCTGGTCGTTGATCTCGGTCTGCATGGCGTCGGCCTTCTTGCGCGCCACTTCCATGATCGCGCGGGCGACGTCCTTCTTGCGGACCGGTTGGCCATCCTGGCCCACCACCTGCTGGCCGGTGCGCGGGTCGAGCGCCGGGCTCTCGTCCTTGGTCATGCCCATCAGGTACGGCTCGGGCGTGGGCTGGATGCCCCAGTTGCGGTCGTCGGTGGGCAGCAAGATGTCAGCAACGCGAGCCTCTGCCGCGTTGGTCTTTTGCCGCGTCATGCCAATGAACACCGTGGAACGGTGGGGCTTGGCGTGCTGGGTGGTGACCGGGTAGCCCTGCTCGACGCTGGTCATCATCTGCGACGCAGCGCGGTTGACGTTGTCCTTGCTGTTGTACTGGTCCAGGTCCTCGAGCCAACGCTTGTCGACGCCGTAGCTGTAGCGGTCGCGAATCCACTCGTCGCGCTGCTTAGCCAGGCCGTGGCCGAACGCCTGCAGGCGCTCTTCCATCTTCTCGCGCTCGGCCTCGGGGTCCATGTACTCGACCTGGACGTCTTCGACGCCGGCGGCTGCTGCTTCGTTGGGGAAGTCCATCTGTCAGTCCTTGTTGCTCAGTACCCGGTTTCCGGGTCGAACAGGCCGAACCCGACCACCGGCAGCGCGGCCCCGCGCCGCTGGGTGGCTCCAGCCTCTTCATGTGTCTTGGCGTGGCGGCGCATCATCAGCGCGTAGCGCGTGGCGGCCATCAGGTCGTCGCCGTCTTTGACGATCAGCCCGTCCTTGCGGTGGTACAGGCGGAACTCCTCGAACCAGTCGCCCAGGTGCGCGAACACCCGCAGGCGCATGGTCTGCATGCGCAGCAGCATCTCGGCGATGCCGGCCTCGACCCCGTTGCTGCCGTCGTCGAATGTGGCTCGCTGGCGCAGCATTGAGAGGCCCTGTTTGCGGTACTGGTCCGCGAGCTGTTCGCCTGAGCCCTTATCGCGCTGCAGGCCGTCATGCGGCCACGCGACTGGAATCCAGTCGCCTCGCGCCTTGATGCCAGCGGCGTGGATCGCGATGCTGGCGTCCTTCACCCGGTAGGCGTCGGTGATGTAGACCGTGTCGTTGTCGCGGTCCCAGGCCATCCAGACGGCCGCGGTGGGGTGGTCGATGCCGAAGTCCAGGCCGACGATGCGCGGCCAGTGCGGCGGGATGGGGAACGCGGTGACCTTGATCGCCTCCTCGGCGATGGGGAACACCCGGCCAGAGCCCAGGATCGGGATGCCCTTGGCCCGGGCCTCGCGCTCGTGCTCGGGGTAGCTGGCGATGATGGCGTCGCGCTGCTCGGGCGTGTAGTGCTCGGCGTCCTCGATCGTCATGTTGGTGACGCAGGTGCCAGCGGGCTTGTCCAGCAGGTACCGCTTGACCACCTCGGACATGCCGAGCAGCGGGGTGAACGTCACCCACACCAGGCCGCCGGTGGCGTTGGTCCGGGTCAGGCCCTCGCTGTAGATGGGCATCGGCGGCTCCTCGTCGAACCAGACGAGGTCCACGGTGTCGGCCTGCCACTTGGTGCGGCCCTGGTCGTAGCTGTTGAACTGGACCACGCTGTCCTCGCCGCTGACGTGGCGGACCACCGCGGAGCTGATGGCGTCGGGCACGCCCTGCTTCATGCTGGTGTCGCGCAGTGCGGCGTGCGGGATCGTGCCGGTGCCCCACTCCTCCCGCAGCTCTGGCGGGCCGATCAGCAGGCGCTGGATGCCCTTGCGGGTCAGCTCGGCCGACTCGGAGCCGCACATGGCCCGCACGGCGTACGGGAAGCGGCGGCCGGTCCACCAGTCGGGGTAGCGGCCGGTCAGGTGCATGGCCATCTCGTAGGCGCCGGCCCAGGTCTTGCCGAGCTGGTTGCCGGCCATGAACAGGCGCTCCCGGTACGCTGAGCCGGCGGCGTGGAACTCGCGCTGCTTGGCGTACGGGGTGTAGGCGTCCAGGCGGTTGCGCCGGGCCCGGACGTCGCGCAGGCGCAGCAGCTCGTAGAGCTCGCGCTTCTCGTCGTCCGACAGGGCGGCGAGCACCTGGGGCGTGAGGTTGGCCAGGTCCAGGCTCATCGGGCCACCCCCGCGAACGTGCATTGCGAGGGGTTGACCAGCCTGCAGCCCTCGGCCAGGCGGTCGGCGCCGCACTGGCCGCAGACCACACCGGTGAGCACCGGGGCAGGGCGGTCCAGGCCCCCGGACGTGACGCCGGCCAGCACCTTGCTGAGCAGGTCCACGCGCAGCTCCAGCTCGGCGAGGCGCTCGCCCAGGCGGCGCTGGTGCTCGGCCAGGGCCAGCTCGGTCATGCCTTGCTCGCCTTCGCCAGCAGGGCCGCCAGGCGGGCGTCCAGCTGCTCGCTCGAGAGCTCGAGGTTGCCGGACATCTTGACCTCCACCGCCTTCAGCTTGGGCTGGGTGTACTGCAGCAGCTCGTTGAGCGTGCGCAGCCGGGTGTCGGGGTCCACCAGGTGGACCATCACCGGCAGGCCGTTGTCGTCGAACACCTGGGCGCCGTTGCGGAACAGCGGGATCTGCTTGTTCAGCGCCCGGGTGATCTCGACCGCGGGGTCCAGGCCCTCGTCGATGCAGGCCTCGGCCACCGCCTTGAGGTTGATGCGGTGGGCCAGGTCGGCCTTGGCGCCGCCCTTGGTGCTGTAGCTCGTCTGGCGCGCGTGCGTGTGGCCCGTGTCGGGCTCATGGGCCCCCTGCAGGTCCTGCACGGTGGCCAGGCGAGGCGGTGCCCCGGCCAGGTCGGCGTGCCGGGTGGCGGCTGTGGGCTTGCGCGCCATGCTGCGGCCTCAAATCTTGCCGGGGATGACGCCGCCCTGGAAGCCGGGGACGTTCTGCTTCATGCCGCCGCCCTGCTTGGGCTGCGTGGCGTTGGTGCCAGGCAGGGGCACGCTCACCTTGCTGGGCAGGGTGCCGGCGCCTTGGGTCTGGTTGCCGCCCACGCGGCCAGCGGCGATGCTGACGTTGCGGCTCTTGGGGTTGCTGTAGTCCTGCATGAGGAGCTCCTGGTTTTGCGCCGGTCGGCGCGGTGGTTTTTCGCCTGGAGTGCCTTGGATAGGCACCACCGGCGAGCGGAAAAAACAAGGCCCGACAACGCTTTACGCGCTGCCGGGCCTGATCGTGTGCAGTTGCTGTGCAGTCAGCCCATCATTTCGGGCTTTTCGGCCATCGGCGCGCGCTTCGCGGCCTCTTCGTTCCACATGGCCTCAGCGCCGCCCTCGTCACCCTGCAGCAGGCCCTCGACGTACTCGAGGCACTCCTCGGCGCTCTCGCAGGCGTAGGGCTCGGCGCCGTCGGCCTCGACGGTCATCTGGCCGGTCTCGTCGTCGACGTTGATGGTGATCTGCATGGTGGCGGTCCTGAAACGACAAAGGGCCGCATCGGCGGCCCTCTGAGGGGTGAAAACGGGATTTTGGGGACGCG